CTCAGTTTTTGCTTACAAAAACTTTGTGTTAATTTTTATTTTTATAAAAATTTATTACTCAGTTTTTGCTTACAAAAACTTTGTGTCAATTTTTATTTTTATAAAAATTTATTACTCAGTTTTTGAGTTTTTGCTTACAAAAATTCAATCCAATTTTTCAAATTTACCGTCCATTATTATCCTTATCATATTTCCCAACCGATCTTCCAAAAAATAAAATCCTGTCACATATATCAAATGATTGCATCGAGTACAAATCATATCACTGGTTTCCACAAATTCTTTAAAACAATTTAGTGATTGCATATTTACAAAATAATCAATTTCTCTATCATCTAAACCTATTTTTTCCATTTTTTCAAAAAATATTTGGATCTTTTCTTCATATTTTTTACTATAATAATTAGTTCCATTATAGATCCATTTTACCATCTTCTAAAAAAACAAATATTATAAATCTCATAAATCAGACTCATTCCTGCGCATTTCAGTTGAACCAATTTCACAAATATATCCCTGCAAACATTTTATCGGAATTGTCATTCCCGTATTCGGGCAATAAAATCCCTTCGGACATTTTACCGGTATTCCCATAAAATTCCTCGGACAATAATTTCCCTTCGGACAAACTAACGGTCTTATGGATCCTTTTGGACAATACGTCCCTATAAGACAAGCAGTTACGGTTCTCATATTTTTCTTAGAACAATAATAACCTTTTTCACATTCATACGGCTCAATCATTCTCCAATCCGGACAAAAATGTCCAATCGGGCAATCTACCGGTATCACCATTCCTTCTTCAGGACAATATTTTGTTATCGGACATTCAATCGGTTTTAACATATTTTTTTCGGGACAGTAATGTCCCAGAGGACATTTTAATTGATTATTGTAATTATTGTCAGGACAATAAAACCCTTTGGCACAATATAATTCATCTACTAATGGAAATAAGGACTGCTTGTCAACTTTATCCACAATTTTCTCTCTATTGTGATAATAATAAAAACCGATTATCACACTAGAACATAAAAATAATAAAATAAAACGTAATATCATTCGTTTTATTGTTGTAAAATTCAATTAAAAATATTTTCACTTTTTCTTATCAAATAATTTTTTAACTGAGTCCAAATCCCCACTCTCAATGCTAGAAAACATCAAACGTTCAAAAGCCTTGGTATCCAGTGTGACTTTTTCCAGAATGACGTGACGGGTTCCTTTGTGAGATCCGGCGGCTTCAATTGCGGCTTCTACAGTATCTTGGCTGATTTTTCCTTCACCACGTTCCAAAATTAATTTAACAATTTCTTCGTATCCACTTGCAGATGCGCCAACCAATGCTTTCTCGATTCTTTTGTCGTCACTTGCAAAAATTTCTTCTATAGAATCCCCACACTTATCAAACAAGAAATTTGCAATATCTGGTTTATTCATGGTAATTGCGTGGAGTAAAAATTGAACAACTTGTTCATTCTTCTTAGAAACCTTTTGCTCAACAACGACCTCCTCCGAAGATTTATTTGAATCTGCTGAATTATCCATATGACTTCTTAAACATTTAATTTCCATTTTTTTTACGCAAAATGCTTAAAAATAAAAATAAATTATAATAATAATGATAAAGAAAGCAGAAGATATTTTTAAAAATTATGACAAAATATATGCAATTTATTGTGAAGATAAGAGTACGGGTATATCCGTATTTTCCTTAATTGAAGAGGATATGATATTTTGGGCTAAGTTATATAATAATCTTGACAATGAGATTGATTATAATTTTTATTTTTCTTTGCGAAAAGAATATCCAAATGGACTTCATTATCATTCGATTATGCCGGTATCAGAATTGATTTTTATAGAGGTGATGGAGACTTTAATGGAGGTTTATAATTGGAAAAATAATAGATTTGGGATAGAGTTGGAGTTGAATAAGAATAGGCGATTTCATAAATTATTCCAAAAAATGGAATTTAAGAAAGAATCTGAACACTTTTCTTCGTCTCCTTCCTAAAAATATTCTCTACAAAACATATTATGTCTCTCGACTCAGACTTCGAAACCGCTGCCAATAATGCCCGCAATTTATCTAAAAAACCATCTGATAAAGATCTTCTTACTCTTTACGCTCTTTACAAACAAGCTACTTCCGGTGATAATACCACTTCCAGACCAGGTTTCACAGATTTCACTGGGAAGGCAAAATGGGATGCTTGGACAGAAAAAAAAGGATTGTCACAGGAAAATGCAAAAAAGGAATATATTTTATTTGTGCAGAAATTACAAAATTAAATCTTTAGTATAAATCGTGTAAACTATGTATTTGAGATAGCAATATAACACCAATAAGAACACATATCAAATTACTTAAATCAGGATTATCAGGTAAAAAATATTTATCGGCGAAAAATGTAATACCTCTCCAAAAAAGAACAACCGCAACACCTATTGCAACATGTAGTAATCCCATATTTTATCTTATAAATTATTTTTTTTTTATTTTATACACCTTTGCTCATTTAAAATGCGCAAAGGTGTAAAAATCAGTCAATAAATAAAGGTGGTTCTTCTAAAAAACATTCTAAATCCCAATCAAAAATATCATCCGGTAATTCTTTGTTCATAATGATTGTATGTTTTACATCTCTTTCACAATATCCGCTTTTTGGATAAAATGCAACTCCACAGGGACACACCAAATACTTATCTTTATCAATAATAATTTTCATAAAATTAACATATTTCATCTCCTTTCCTTTTTTTACCACAACATATATAATCTCAGAAAGTTGAGAATAAGAAAATCTTTTACTATCATATTGTTCCATTAAATTTTCCCAAGTTAAGGTTAATTCTTTTGATGATGATAGATAGTTAAAGGATTTTTGGTAAATTTCTTTCTTTTTTTGGAGTTCATTTTTGAGGTTTTGGTGGATGATTGTTTGTCTTTTTTCTTCCAGGATTAAATATTCTGGTGAATTTTTTTCCAATGAGTTCCATAAATTGTATTCCTCCATTTTTTCAAAGCCTTTTTTCTTTAACTCAAATATTTTTGCGATACCTGAATTATATTCTTCTTCATACTTTTTCGTTAATTCTTTCAAAGGAAGAATCTTTTTCGCATATTCTTCCTCCAATTTTTTAATGTCTTCCTCAAAAGTCATTTTTATATTAAATATTATAAAATAAATAAAATCACTTTTTTACTCCTTCTTTAATATTTTCGTAACTGGCGATAATGGACAAAAAATCAATAAGACCGATCCTAAAAAATATAATAATACTGGTAGCCATTTTGGATATAACATAGGTTTGTTAAAAACAATATTACAATGTTGGTCATAGTAACATTCTTTTATGGCCATCTCTGGATCAACTCCATATTCGATCCAAGTGCATTGCCATACTGTCCAAGCATTTAATTTGGGAATGCAAATACCTTTTACATAATTCAAATCAACATCAAGATATTTATTTCCTGTCAATTTGAAAAATAATAATATGAATAAAATTGTTGACAAAAAAGTAAAAAATAAATTCAAAAATAATTTATTTTGTTGATAATTTAACATTTTGTTAAGTTAAAGAAATATTGGTAAATTATTCAATTTTTTTAATTTTATTCTTTTTTTTCTTTTATTAAATAATGATTGATTGTGAAATTATACAGAAATATAATATGGGCTCAAATTCAAAGTTAAGGTTGGTTACTGAAGAAGAGGAAGGAGGGGAAAAAATAATAGTGAAGAGGGAATTTATTAAGGGTAGAGATCCTGATGAATATAATTTTTATAAAAAATTTGGACCTATAATTAAAAAAGATGGAATGAATAAATTTATGTCGATCCCAAAAAGAATATTAAATTGCCGTAATTCAAAAATTTATATCTTTCCAAAATACTCCCATAATTATTCTACAAATTATATTAAAAATATAGAACAAAAATTATTTATTGATTATACTATTCAATTGTGTCTCCAAGTTTATTATATTAATCATAAATTAAAAATGTTCCATAATGATCTTATAAAATATGGTAATCTTTGGAATGTAATGATTGATGAAAATTCAAAACCACTAATATTAAAGTCAGGAAAATTTAAATATCAGATTAATGGAAATATTATTAGAATTATTGATTTTGGAAGACCAAGGAAATTTCCAGCATTCGTTCTATCTGATATGTATAAATTTCACGGAAAAGATCTTCCCTTTATCTCCGAAGTTTACCTCGTCTTCTTCCTTTCATTTAAAAATTATACCAATCAAAACATACATTTCAATGAATTCTACAAAAAATTTATTGGAAATGCAAAAAGCCTAAAAGAATTTGACATAAATATCATTAATTTTGTTATCAAATATAAATCTAATTATCCTTAACAAGTAATGTATTTGTTGCTTTCAAATATGCGCGAGACTTGTTAATAAATTCTGGGATATATTTACATAATGGAACAACTGTCGTCATGTAAGTAGCATTTCTGTCTATTGGTTCTCCAAGAGTATTATCAAGATATTTATCAGCTTCATTGTAAGTATTAAATTTATTATTACAGTTAATTTTCATTGGAACACTTTTAGTGTTTATGAAGCAGGCAAAGAATGCAGATGCATCTTTCATTTTATTAAACAAAGAATTTAATTTTCCAATATTAGAAAATCTTTTTCAACCTTTTTAGTTAATAAAAATAGTTCTTTTTTCCAGACATTATGTGTATTATTAAAAATCTCATCGAACTTTTCTAATGAAAATATTTCTACTTCAACCTCTAAATTTGAAAAATCTAATTCCTCTTTTCTATTTTTTAAAAATATATTTTCAGTATCATTGAAAATAATCCTCATATCAACCCTAAATTCAACACCTCTTTTCTCCAAATCAAATAAATACACTCTCCATTCCTCCAAATAATCGTAGGGAATTAATTGAAATGCCCAAGTTGTTTCATCAACATTAATATGATTATGTTTTCCATGTTCCATCTCGTGATATCTATCCGAAATTGAAAACTCAAATTTATCAAAATTTATACTTTCACAATCTTTCGGAAATACCTTGACATCAACTTCAATCGTCTTTATCAAACAAGCCCAAGCATTTATGCAAAGACGGGAATTAACTGGTACTCCTGACATTGATATTTTCACGATATCGTAAAGATTGTGAAAATTACTTGAAAATGACCTCTCGATTGTTTTATGTATCAACATCCAATTCTACTTCTTAATAATATTTTTTTTATTACTTTTAAGTTGTTTTTTATTATTATTTTTTAAATTTTTTAAACTTTTTGTGGGGTGTAAAATTATTGTATCTATATCTCTGAATTCAACTTTATCATATTCCATAAAATCTCTTTCATCTACCGATGCAACCTTTACCAAAATCTCAACCCTCTCAATTAAATCCATCCAATACATATACCTAAAAAATGCCCTTTCAGGCTTATTCAATACTTTTACAACCAATACATCATACAGATTATCAAAATTATTATCCAAAAATATATGAATTGGTGGATAAATTATTGTCATTTTCTTTACTACTTTTCAATATCTTTTATTTTTTTCACTTTTTCTTCTTATAAATTATGACAAGCCTAAAATATTGGAGCACAGAAGTAACAAAAACTTCCAATGCCATGACTCTTCAAAAAGGGGTCTTCACTCTCAATAACCCCAAACAAATCGCTAAATCACTTTGCCAATCCGCTCAAAAAAGTTCTCGCATAAAATCAACCCCATTTAGGTCCGCAATGTCAATGCTCAATTTTTATATTAACCGTGCTGGAAAAAATCTTCCTAAAGAAAGAATAAAAATTTTAAACCAAGCTAAAGAAGAATTACGTAAAATATGCAAATAAATAACAATATATAAAAAATGTTTAACTTATTTTATTTTTTAATAGGTTCTCTTTACATTATTTTTGGTACATTTGATTATTTTATTTATATTGATCGCAATATTTCCCTTTTCAATTACATCTGGATTGTCAATACCGTTATTTTCCCTTTCTTCTCCATCTTTTTCTACCTCTTCATTGTCCTCTACCAATACCTCAAAAATGAAATAAAAGATTATAACATCCACTGCAATTACAAACCAATTTTATTAATAGCATTTGCGGAATCAATTGAATCAATTGTCTTCTCCTATACAATGCCATTCATCTCCATCTTCCTTTTACAAATTATTGACAAAATTACCCTAATCATCAATTTTGCAATCAGCTATAAACTTCTCAATTCCCGTTACCACTGGAACCATTATGTTGGAATGATAATTCGATGCATCGGCGTTCTTATCGGCGCAATCCCAATTATCAACAACCAACAAGAAAAAAACTATTTAGCAATTTCTTTTTTTATTATCATTTCCATTATTAAAACTTTGGTCAATATTTATAGGGAAAATTATATTAAATCCAATAAATTACTCAATCTTACATTCTTCAATTTACTCCTTACTATCTTCACCTTTCTAACAGGATTAGTCACAATTCCATTTATCTTCATTCCTTTACAAAAATATTCCATTAAACCCGATGAATTCCCCCAATATGTCTCCAATACCTTCAAATGTCTTTACAAAAACGAAAATACCCAAGAAAAAGATAACTGTAATTATTCCCTTATTCTTTTACTTATAAACGTAAAAACTTCCAGCACAGTTAATCAAATATTAGCTCATATCCTAAAAAATGGAAGCAACATTTTAAATACAGTTATACTCTCCTTAAAATCTCCTCTCATAATAATCTCAGGATATTTTATCCAAAAATATAATCTAATCAAGTTTAACTCAAAATACGAAATAGATTGGTCCGTTATTGTTAGCTTAATTTTATTATTTATTGGATCTATTACCTACGGATATAAGGCGGAATATAAATTAAGTAAAAATCCGGCATTGGATGAGAAATTGCTGTCATTATCCTCCTAATTATTTTTTTATCTAGATGACGGATATTTTCCTTTTATTTTATGATAACAAGCGCATGATATGAAAATTACGAAAACTGCGCCAAAAACGATAAATATAACTTTTTCAATACGTAGTGCGAACATAATTTTATTTATGGAATTGTTTTTAAGTAAAAAAAATTGATTCAATTTTCTTTAAAAATCAATGGTAGAATTGCTATCGGACTTATGACTGAAAGCGCGCAGATAGATTCAAACATCTACATTAACATGGAAAACATCATTTCCAACAGACAATCCAAGAAGAAGAATATTTCCCAGTTTTGGGAAGAATTTTCTGCTTATGTTAAACGCATTTTTACACCCAAGATATCCGAACTTGAGAAGCTACAGAGAAGAAATCTGGAATTAGAAGTTCAAATCGAAAATGAACGCAGAAGAGTTACAATTCTTAAAGAGAAGAGTACTCACGATCGCGAAACCATTATCGAAAAAGACGATTCCATACAAAAACTCAAAGCTTCCAAAGAAGTTCTTGAAATAAAAATCAAGAACAAAGATGAACAGATTGCTGAACTTGAATCAGAAATTGAAGAAAAGGATGAAATCATTGATGACCTAGAAAAAGAGAAAGCCAATCTGGAAAATGAAATTTCCAGACTACGCATTGAAGTAGAAACCGTCTATCTCCAATTCAATTCACTCAGAGAACAACTCTCCAATGAAAATCAAGAACTTCGCTCAATTCTTGAAGAAAGAAACCAAGAAATTCAAGATCTTCGCGATCAAATTCAAAACATTGCCGAAAATACTATTTCCACTCCAAGATTCATCGAATTAGAAGAAAGAAACAGAATCAATGAAGCCACCATTTTAGGCCTCAGAAATACGATTCATCAATTCATCCAACAATATGGTATCGAGGTTATTGGTCTACGCAATTCATTGAATCAATCACAAAGTGATTATTTTGATCATACTGCCAATCTTCATCAACAAATCATTGATCTTAATATTCAAGATGATGAATTGAGGAACTGTGTTCACGAGCTTAATTCCAGCGTTGCGGGATCTGCTCAGGATTATTTGGATCATACTAGAGTACTTCAACAAGAAATCATTAGTGCAAATATCAAAGATGCAGTTAATAATGATCGTATTAAAAATCTTCAAGACGAACTTGATGATGAAATTGTTGTTATACCAATGTATCCTACTCCTACAAAGAAATAATTTAATAGAGAAATTGCAATTATAAATTTACATAAATAGTCGAAACTCATTGTCAACCAAAGTGACACCATATCCCAATCCAATCCCCACTAAATAATACAAATAATATTTCCATTCCTTCCAAAATGCAATCACCAAAAATATGCCCAAAATTAATCCTATATATAAATTTTTAATCAACCAATAATACATCACATTTCCAACAAATAATGCTAAAATTGCAGTTCTATCTACATCCTTCGAAAGATTCTGATAAAAAATCCAACCCAATGCTGAAAAAAATGTGTCGGATAAACTATTCAACAAAGAATCAGCATGCTCCTTCCCCCCTGGCCACAACTTAAAATACCTATTTATAAATGCCATTCCCACCGATGTATTCTCAACAGCCTCAAAAATAATGTGCAATACGATCAAAGAAACCAAATCCAATCCATAATAATTCCATAAAACACCCGCTGAAAAATGCAATAAACTAAATTTATCGAATATATAATATCCCATAAATATTTATTAGATTATTTTTTACAATGGGCACTGCATATTCGTGCAGAAATTTTCTTGGGTATATCCTCTACATTTTTCATATAAGATTATGATAAGACCGAATCCAAAAATACCGGCAGTAATGTCAAAATATCCGAGAATAATTGCGAAAATGATGAGAAATATTTTACCAAAGATGGAGTGATATAAATTGCAGAAAGGTTTGGTGTAAAAATGGGCGAGGAGGATGATAGCAGAAATAAGACGAAATGAATTACTTCTACTTAATTTATAAAAATAATTAGAAAATGAGTTTTTATCCATAAGTTAAAAAAGATATTTTTTTGAATTATTTTAGAATTAATTTCTCTAATATAATAAATGGACTACTCATCCGATGATGACTCTGATACTCCAATCCCCCAACCTCAACACCACCACAGCTTCTTAACTGATCTTGGACACGCTGCTGAAGATATTGGCAAAGGTGTAGCAACTGCTGGAATCGCTTCCGTATTATTCTAATTTTTCAAAAATTGATAGTAAAATTTATATTAATTTTTATAATTTACAAATATAAAAGTTTTTTTCTTTGTTTAAAAAAATGGTTATGGTTATCACTTTAGCAACTGGCGTTGGTGCCATTGCAGTAGGAGGAGCTGTTGCAACTGAAGGAGCAGCTGCAATTGTCGCAACTGTTGAAATGGCAGAAGGTATCGCCGCGGGAGTTGCTGCTTCTCAAGCGGCCGCCGCAGCAGCAACTTCAAGTGCGGCTGTCGCATCAACAATAGCTGGTACTGGAGCTCTAGTTACTGAAACGGTTATAGCGGCTGAAGCAGTCGTTGCAACTACAACAGTTTCAACCGCTGGAAGTGCTGGACTCCTTGCCTTACTTGGTCCATATGCTATGCCAGTTCTGGTTGGTGCTTCATTCGATGCTACCTGGGATTGTTGGAAACCAATTGTTCATGACGAATCCTCCACTCCATCAGAAGGAATACTCTTGATGGATCTAATCGGACATCAAAATGTAAAATCTACCAATGTGATTGATTCAAACATTATCATTGAAAATGTCTGGAACGAAAGATTTGTTCTTCAACCTGTTTGTCTTCCGGATGGTCAGGTTGCTCTACACTCTGAAATTATTTCCAACTAATTTTGTTTTAGTTGCTTTGTTATAAATATAAAAATTGATAGTATTTGTTATAATATAATTATGAGTTAACAAGACAAAGATGTATACATTTGTTACCTTTATTCATTCAAAAGTTTTGGATGCTCGTTTTGATGAGAACTTGATTGTTAATGTTGTGAAGGAATTTCTCTCAGAAATGGGAGTCGTTCGTGATATCAAAATTAATAAAATACGTTCACAAGAAAGATATTTACTTTATTTGGACATGGACCTTTCCACTGAAGCAGACGCTCTTTTTCAGAGATTGTATGAAAATCCCCGTTTTGGGGAAAATGCATATCTGACAACAAGATTTTCTAACCGTCTTAACCAGAATCTTCGCATCAAACTGAATCGCGATCGGCACAAGGCAGAAATGCCTGAAATTCCCGAACTTGACACCTCTTTTGAAGAAGAATACCGCGCCCAAGATTTCAACGAAACACTCTTCCCTCCAATGGTCAAAACCCCCGGGAGCAACCTCCTTTCTCGTCGCCCAGACCTTTGGATTAATACCAATACCGGTAACAAGAGAGAACGCAATGATGAAAGACCTAATTTCGAACCTATTTCAAAATACCCTGCCAATTTCGAAACTTTACCAAATTCACTTGCACCTGACCCTTTTGAGAATCTTTGTTTGATTGATACGAACAATAAGGTGGTGAATGTTTCTGAATGTGTTTTTCCTGTTATGGGAATTGTGACGAAGGGAGAGGAGATGAACATTGTGAAGTTTTCAGGAGCACTTGAAGTGAAGAATTTTATGGAAATTTTCAATGAAGAAAGAGTGAGAATTTTGGCTACAAAGGAAAGTTCAATCTTAACATTCGCTCAATATGTTAAGAAATCTTTTACTAATTATAATTAAAAATCTATTTCTAAAATTTATTCTTGCATATTCCTAATTCCTCACATCCTTCATTCGCCACAAAATCACCGATCTTCGCCAATAAATCCGGAACAGTTCCATTAACAGCCGATATACACATATCATGCACACTTGCCGGTAGAACATTACAAATTGAATCCAATTCCTCCGTCACAAGTTCAACGAGATGATCATTATGGAAAACTTTATCATCGAGACCTTTGGCAATGAATTCGCATGCATCGCATTTAAGATCATTATTGCCAACCGCGAGAGGAACTGGCTTAACAACAGCAGAAATTACTTTTGAGTTGGTGGAAACAATTGGCTGGGACGCATCACAGACGGAACTGATGAGAAAAAGGTTCAACAAAACCAAAATGGGAGTTGTCTTCATTATTATTATATTAAGATTATTTTTTTATCCAAAATATTATAAATTTTTTCTAAACGCATTCCAAAAAAAAATGAATAAAATTATATCTGACATTCTAACCATTAACAATGTCATTTTTTAATAAAGAATTGGATATTATTGGTAAGAACCAATATTACAAAGTGAATTCTTTGATTGAAGATGAGGATATAAATGATTTATCATTCTTCACAATTGATGAGTGGAACCATTTATTGCAAATGGATGAAGTTTTTGAAAAATATAAAAAAAGATTAGATGAAAAAGGTGAGGAGATATCACATGGAAAAAGAATGGCAGCGAATGCATTTTATTATCTTGGATTTTCGGATGGAATCAAAAAAGATATTTATCCGGATCTTATCTACGGTCGCGAAATTTTTGAATCAGTTTATGATACAGGTCAATATACCAAAATAAGCGTCAATGTATTCAGAGATAAAATCGTAAAAAAATATAAAGAAATACATATGAATTATGAATTTCTTATCAAAAATTGAATACAAAATTATAAAAATTATTTTCCCATCGATTTCTGCCGTTCTTCTGGAGTAAATGAAATATTCTTCATCGGGGTGGACCTCGAACGAGAAATTGCACTACTTACCGATGTAAACGCCTCCTGCGCAGCTTCCGTCGCATAAGTCAACGATGAGTTGCTGTTTATTCCTAAAACAGCCGCTTCTTTGATTGCATCTTGATTGGCACCAAGGAAAATAAATTCCCAACCTTTCTCCTTTTTCTGGCCGATCAATTGATTAATAGTTGTTTTATTAAACTCTCTGCTGCTATTTTCCTCTCCATCGGTAATAATCACCACAATAACATTTTCTCCATCATTTGCAGTAATTCCATTCACCGTTCTTCCAATTGCATCCAAAAGAGCAGTGCCTCCTCTAGGAACAAAAGTTGCCTCAGTTAATGGCTCAACTTGTTCAATTTTCTTATTCTCATAAATAATAGAATAATCATTGTCGAACTGGTAAAAAGAAAGAAAGGCATTATCCGCCTTCAATTCCTTCTGCTGTCTCACAAAACTGTTAAATCCTCCAATAGTGTCACTTCGGCAAGATTCCATAGAACCACTACGGTCCAAAATTACAAATATCTTTGTTGTTGTCATTTATATATCACCTTAAGAT